GTCGGCGAACAGCTCCCGCGCGTCTTCGCGCATCTCCTCCACGGTCGTACCGGCGATACGACGCGCCAGCTTGCGCACCTGCGCCAGCGACATGCCCTCCGGCGCTACCTCCAGCGCCACGTCGAGCCGGTCGGCGTCCAAGGCGCGCCGCTGGGCAGCGGTCAGCTGCTCGGCGAGCTTCTCCTCTGCCGTCTTCTGGGCGTCCTCGAGTTCCTTGAGCCGCTTGGCCGCAGCCGCGTTGGCCTTGGCCCGGCGCTCCCACTCGCGCGCCCGAGACTTCCAGTCGATCTCGGGCTTGGTCGACTCCTCGACAGCCTCGGCCAGCATCCGCTCAGCCTCAGCCGACTCGTCGGCTTCTGCCACGGCCGCAGCCGTGCTCTCAGCCGTGCTCTCATCTGCCATTCCGTCTCCCGTTGCGGGTACGTGGCGGCGCCGTGCGGCCCCGCCCTTGTTGTGTGCGAGTCAGTCGGCCCTCAACGTCCCGTCGCTCTTCCAGCTATCCGGGATCATCGCCATCAGGCCGAGCTGCTGCGCGCGCTTGATGATGTGCCTGCGCACCATCGCGCGTGCCTCTTCGGTGTTCGGCTTCACCCGCCCCACCGCGTGGATGGCCCGGCGCAGGTCCTCGCGGTTGCGGATCGGGAACCGGCCGGGCCGGTCCTGCCCCGGCGCCGGAAGCGCCTTCCCCTCGCGGACGAGGCGCCGCATCTCACGCGCTGTCGGCTGCGCCATCCTCCCCAGCCTCCCGTGAGTCCCAGTACCGCCGCCAGGCATCCACTTTGGCCGCACCGTAGTGGTCGCCGGTCACCTCGAGCCACTGCTGGTACAGCTCGTCGACCCACTCGGGCTCTTCCTCGCCGGCGTAGAGCGGCTCGGCCACACACTGGTCGTTGTCGTGGTACGCCTGCCCGGGACGGCGCGGCCCACGAATCCGGTCAGCATGCCCGACTTCGAGCGCCAACGCGCGGCTCTTATACACCGCCCCACGCGACGCCAACATCGCGCAGAACGCGCACGGGTCCTCATCCGGCACCCGGCGCCAGCCGACGATCCGCCGCGACCGGCGCACCGTCGCATCCACAGTGTCCCTGGCGCCGGACAGCGCCAACCGCTGCGCCGCACCCGACAGCGACTCAGCCATCGCCCGCGACGCCGCCGCCTCAGAGCCGGTTCGCTTGTAGGACGACTTCCAGCTCACCGGCCCGGTCACCCGCAGCGACGTCAACGCCCGCTCAGTCACCCACCGCGCGACAGTTGGCGTCACCGCCACGCCCTCAATCCGCGCGTGCTCCACCAGATAGCGCTCAGCCAGCACCGCCGACCCGCGCCATGCGGCAGCCACCAGCGCCACCAGATCGTCGACCACCCGCCGCCACCATGCGTCCACATCGGCCGGCTGCGCCGTAGCCGCGATCCGCCGCACCTCCCGTTCGACCAGAGCGCCGAGCGCCGCGAGCTCAGCCTGATGCGAGCGCGTCAGCCGGTGCGCCTGCCGGCTCGGCATCAGACCCCCGGTTAATCAGCTGGTCGAGACGTGCCATGGCGTCGCTCTCGCGCGCCAAATCCTCCCACCGCCGCAGGTCCTGGTCGGTGACACCCGGGATGCGCTCCCACAACGCCCGCGGCGGGATCGCCAACATCTGCGACATCTTGCCCAGCGCGTCCACCAGCTGCGCCAGGGATCGCGACTCGGTGTCACGCCATACGACTTGCGCGTTGTCGTCCTCCCACGCCCGCTGGCTGCCCGCAGCGAGGCCAGCCAACCGCATCAGCTGCTCCACCGACTCGCCGAAGCTCGCCCTGTAGCCGTTGACCTTGCGCTGCAGCCCGGCCTCGATCGCCGCCAGCGCCTCGGCGCTGAGGTTGGCGATCGCACCGCTAGAGGCGAGCGCGTGCGGTGGAATCTGCGCGATCGACGAGATCAGCCGCAGGGTCGACTCGCGACTGCTCAGATAGCCACCCAGGTCTGTCTGCTCAAAATCGCCAAACCGCGTGTCCGGCGAATCAGACTGCCACACCCGGTTCACCGCCGCGTTGAACGGCTCGATCGGGTTTCCCTGCTCATCCTCCGGGATCGCCATCCCGGTCACCCAGCGCTGCCGGAACGCGGCGTACTGCTGCGCCATCAGCAACCCGAACGTGGTGTTGTTGAGCTGGTCCTGCAGTGGGATCAGCTGCTCGATCTCACCCTGCGGGCCGTCGTCCAGGTCGCCGTAGTCGGTCACCCAGCGGACCACCGGGCACACGCCAAGCCCGTGCGTCCGCGAATCGCGCAGCGTCAACGACTGCGCGCTGTCACCGCCGACGAACTCGTGCACATGCGACGCGTCGAACAGGCGCAGCAACTTGGCCGACTTGCCATCGACCAGCGTCGACGATACGGCCAGCGCGTACACCGGCCACTCGTCGCTGATCGGATCCTCGTACACCGCGGTCAGCCGCCGCGGCGAAAACGGGGTGACAACTGGCGCAGGATCACCCGGCAGCACCGTCGCGTACGACGTGCCGTACGTCAATGCCGCCCGATACAGGCCCTCCTGGCGAGCATCAAGGCGGTTGGCCTGCCAGATTCCCCACACCTCGGCGTCCTCGGGCGCCCGCGCCGGACGGTAGCCCTCCACAAACAGGTTCTGCGCGATCGTCGAAACCACCAACGGCAGAACGTTGACGCGCGCCTGGCGCACCAGCTCGTGATACTCGTGCGTCGCCGATCGGGGAGCGTACGGCCGGCGGTGGCCGCCGCGCATGTAGTCCCGCAGCCGGTCGAGTCGGTCCTGGCAGGCGGTCTCGTGCAGCCGCAGCAGGTGCGCGGCGGTCTTGCGCGCCTCATCTTCAGACAGCGCCACGGACACCCCCTACCTGTTTTTCCGGTCGCCAGGCCACATCCCGGTCTGCTCCATATGCCACTGTGCGCAAATTCGCCGCGCCCGGTTGTCGCCGACGTGCTTGAGCAGCTGCCGGTGGCACCGAGTCCAGTCCCCCGGAGTGCCCCATCGGATCTTCAGCGCGCCCTTGCCGCGCTTCCAGTACCGCTCCAGCGCGTTCACGGCCATCACCCCCAGCCGACGACGCGGCCAGCACGCTTACCGCTGCCCTGCTTGGCCCACGACGGCGACGCCAACACCAGACGACGCACCATCCGCGCGCCGACCGCGCACACCGCCAGGTCGATTTTGCGCGCCGATTCTCGGTGCTCCTTACGGATGCTCACACCCCACCGGTTCGGCGCTCGCTTCGCGTTCAGCAGGTGCTGGCGCAACCGCGCGTCGCCGTCGTGAATGATCGCATGGTCGCGCAGCTCAGCCTCAAACCACTCGGCGGCCTGCGTGAACTCCGGCACGTGCGCGCGCATGTCCCACGCCACCGGATGCCGCGATCGGCCCGTCGTCGCGTCGATCACCAACTGGTCGCCGAACTCCTGGCCCCACTGGTCGATGTAGGACTCCCAGCCGGCCACGTCGGCGAAGAACGCCACCACCCGGTACCGGTCGAAGATCTGGCGGACCACCCGGTCGACGTCCACCCGGTCCACCCGCCAGTCGCTACCGGCCGGGCCGAGCGGCTTCTCCCAGCAGCCCAACACGAACAGGTACCCGTCGGAGACGCGGCAGCCGACCAGGCCAGTGGAGTCGTCGGAGACGCTGCCGTCGAAGAAGATGGCGATGGCCTCGCCATCGGCGACCACGACGTCTGGCTTGGCGCATGCATCCACATCCTGCGGTGACGCCCACGCGTCATCAGCGGCGACGATCTGGTTCAAGTAGAACCGCCGACTCATGCTCGGCGGCGTGGCCGGGTCGTAGATCTCCTCGATCAGCCGGTCCACGTCCAGCCACGTCGAGTCCCCGCGCGCGGCGAGCAGGCCGGCCCGCAGCGACTCCCGATCGGCCATCACCGTGTCCGGCGGCGCTTCCAGGCTGTCGTACAACACCCCGGTGGCCCTGGACCTGCCGGTAGAGATGTCCTGCCAGGCGTCCCAGTTGCGCTCGGCTACCGAGTCCTCGCCCGGCTCATGCGCGTTGGTGATCTCCAGCATCCGCGCCGACCCGTCGCGGGACTTCGCCAAGTTCCGAGCAACCGCCTTAGCCATATCATGACCATCGTTGTTCGCCAACCAGTGATGCGTCTCGTTGGCGATCACCAGTGACGGCCGGCCACCCTCAAGCGCCCGCGGCGACGACGTCACCGCCTCGATCCGACCACCCGCAGCGCTATAGATGATCTCCTTGCCGATGTCCAGACCGTACTCGGCGACCGCACGCTTGCTGAACAGCCGCGGGAACAAGGTCATCGTGTTACGCGTCTGATCCTTCGACACGGCCGCAACCTGCACCCACGGCGCAGGATGCGGAACACCAACCACGCCACCATCAGCCACCGGATCCAGCCGGGCCACCCGACACGGGCCACACAGCTCCACAGCGGCGATCGCAGCGGCCAACGGGTCCTTGCCCCAACCCTTCATCCGCCGCAGCGTCCCCCGGCGGTAGACGAACCGGCCGGACTCGTCAACCGCATACCACCAACGCAGGAACCGCGCCTGCTCAAACGTCGGCCGGAACATGCTGCCGGCATCCGGACCATCAGGCTGCTGCAGCCAGTCCAGCATCCACGAGATGACCTGCCAGCCCAGCGTCAGCCGAGGCTCACCGGCCGGGCCGATGTAGACCGGCTTAACCGCCGGCGGCGCGCCTGTACGCATCGAGCGCGGTCACCTTCGCCTCGTCGACAGCCTCAGCCCCGTCGCCGGCGGCCCGCTCCAACTCGATCCGCAGCCGGCGCCGATCCCCCTCGGTCACCAGCAGATTCGACGAGGCGCTCACCACTGCGGCAAACAAGTTCGCCGACAACCTCGACGCGAGCAGCGACCGGGACATGCCCTCAGCCACGTACAGGGCGACGGCCCAGTCGGACGGCTCGTAGAACCGCGACTGGCCCGACTGAGCCAGGCTTGCATACCAGCGCAACGCGATCGGGTGCCAATCCGGATCAGCCGGTGGCACCTCCACCACAGCGGCACCCGGAGCAGTGGTGATCTCCACCTCGGGCTTGTTACGACGCCGCCGCTGATCGCTGCGCTTCGGGACCGGGCCACGCACGGACCGCCCACCCCCTCACAGCACGTTTTGCACTTCGGACAGTTGACTTCCTCCCCACGCCTGAAGGCGGGGGATTCCCGTGGCTGAGGCGCGTTCACGCCGCGAGCCTGACGGGTGGTTGGCGCTTCACAGACTGCCCAACGGCGAGGTCTCCACGCCCTGTCACCGCCAGCCCGGCGGCGAGGATGTTCTTGGCCGCGTTCACGTCGGCGTGGTCCTGATGCCCGCAGGCGACGCACCGGAAGACCGCTTGGCTCTCGCGGGACTCCCGGGCGACATGCTTGCAGGCGTTGCAGGTCTGCGACGTGTACGCGGGGTTGACCTTGACCACGGTCGCGCCGTGGTAGCGAGCGGCGTGTTCCAGCGCGAGCAGGAATCTGCCCCAACCTTTGTCAAGAATGGCCCGGTTCAGGCCAGCTTTCTGGCGAACGTTGCGTCCCGGCGACTCAACCGTGCCCTTCGCACTTGCGGTCATGGTCGCGACCCGCAGATCCTCGACCGCGACCAGGCCGTGGTCGCGGACGAGCCGTACGGCGGTCTGCGCGGCGAAGTCAGCCCGCCGCGCCCGGATCCGGGCGTTCAGGCGGCCAAGCTGAGCGCGCACCGCGTCGCGGCGCTTGGACCGGCGGTTACGACCGTGGGTGCGCAGCGACCGGGACAGTCGCTGCTGCAAACGCTTGATCCGCCGCTGCTCGCCGGGGGTGGCGAACTGCCGGTCGTGCAGGTCGCCGTCGGAGGTGACGACGGCGACGGCGACGCCCCGGTCGACACCGATCGGCGGGTTGCCGTTCGGCGCGACTTCGGCTACACCGTCCTCGACGCAGAACGAGATGTACCAACGCCCCCCGTCCCGACTGACGGTGGCGTTACGGACTGTCCCGCCGAGCGGTCGGGTCCACCGGAACCTGACCGGACCGAACTTCGGCAACCTGACCTCGCCCCACCGGCGGTTGAGTCGGCGCACCGTGATGTGGTTCGGGTCCGGGAACCGGAACGACGGTGCGGTCCGCGCCTTGGACCGCCACCGCACCTTGAAGGTGCCGTGAGCCTTGCAGGCGCGCTCCAGGTCCCGCAACGTCTGCTGCAACGTATGCGACGGGGCGTCAGCCAGCCACGCACACGCCGGATCCTTCTTGGCTTCGGCCATCTGCCGGGCCTGTTCCACATACGAGATAAACGCGCCCCGACGCCGATACTCCCGGCGCTGCTCCAGGCCGGTGTTCCAAACCGCACGGCAGATCGCCCCGACCGTTTCGGCATAGGCGGCCTGCTCAGGCGTGAACGCGAGCAGGTAACGGCGGCCGGTCAGCATTCAGCGGCCCTTCTGCTGCTCGACGTACCGCTTCACCGCCGCCAGCGGGGCACCGCCGGTGGTCGCCACGAAGTACGAGTTCGTCCACAGCGTCGGCAGCCGGGACCGCAGTGTCGGAAACTCCTCGCGCAGCACCCGCGACGTGCGACCCTTGATGGCTTTCACGAGACGGTGGATGCCGTACTGCGGGTCCACCTCGACCAGCAGGTGAACGTGGTCGGGCATGACCTCCAAAGCCACCAGCCACGCCCCCTTCTCCTCGACGACCTCGCGGACGAGCTGCTTGAGCCGCTCCTCGATCCGTCCGCCGAGCACCCGTCGCCGGTACTTCGGGCACCACACCACATGGAAGGCGCACTGGAAGACGACGTTGCTGTTCGACCGCACCGTGACGGACACACAGGCAGTATACAGCACAATGCTATCTACTGTTCGAGTGGAGTTGACGCGCTAACCCCACGGCTAAAGCCGGGGGTCTGCGCGCTACGAATTTCGAGATCAGCCAGCCGGCACGGCGCACCCCGCCACCGCCGGCCAGTCACCGTGATGAACCGCCGATCCCCGTACGCCTCGAGCCGCACGCCGTCGACCACGGTGCGCCGGCCGATCACGAGGTCGCCACGGCCCCACACGTGCAGGCCCGTCCCGCTCGGACTGACCTCCACGTAGGTCGCAGGCAGCCGGTCGAGCAGCGCCTCAGCCTCAGGGACCAGCTCGCCGCCGTCGAGCACGTGGTCCAGGTCGAGGCAGACGACCCCGTCACCGGCGACCAGCACGTAGCCGAGCCCGTCGCCGACGCGGGAGCGCTTCGCCTGCGCGTAGGTCGACCAGGTGGCCGGATCGGTCGTCGATGCCGGCGCACCGTGGACGGTGATTGGCCGCTTCCGGTCGTGGCGCACCCACCGTGCGCGACTGGTCAGCTCGGTCGGCAGCGAGTTGGCGCGGTGCAAGGCGACCCGGCAGCGGGTCGAGCAGGTGCGACGGTCACGGCGTGCCCGCGTCGGCAGCTCACCGCCGCAATAGTCGCACCTTCTCATACTTCCATTGTAACACTTACAGCGCCACTAGCTGGGACAACCCCACTCGCTAGCTCTGCGCCGCATGCACGCTCGCCTATACTCGCAGGTCAAGTCGAGGTCGGTACCCGTACAGGCCCCCCAGTGCA